CAAACGTAAAGGTTAAAATCTTCACGCTGGCGACCGAAACCAGCCAATTCGGCCTCTTTTTGAGCCCCCATACTCTCCAACCATCGACACGCATCCGTGTGGGTCTTGAGGGCTCGACACTCTGCGCGGTGAACACCGTGTTCGTAGAGCGTTGGTATCATAGAGCGTTTTACATGCTTTGTCAGCGATAAAACGACCTTGGGCCACTGATCGGTGCCAAAAGCCCAGACGGACCAAACATTCGGCCAGACCGGGAGGGCCCCAATAGCAGCTACCGGCACGTTGTCGTGCCACGCGATCCACTGAAAATCCCCGTAGCCGCGTACATCTGTGGCTAAGTCTGTAGGGTCTTCCGTCCAACGGGTCGCGTATATTTCTTCCTTGTCTCGTTGTCTCATGCCCTCGGCGATCAACTCAAGTGCGTCAAAATCTGGGCCGGGGGCCAACTCAACTGCCATCAGCCGACTTCCCCGGACTGATAATGCACCCCGATGTTGGCGAGGCTGGCCGCGCTGGCGTCTGTGCAGGTCAACTGCACTGAGATATGCGTCCCGGAACCAGACATTTCGATCCGGCCAAGGCGGTAGGTGCTGTTTGTGATCGTCGCCACGGTCTCATAGACCGGGTTGAACGGGTCCAGAGCGATGCCGACGGTCCAAGTGCCGACACATGCTACGTCCAAACCCGTGAACAGTTTGGTGTTCGCCGGGTTGTCGATGAACAAAAACGGCGTTGTGATCCGCGCTTGCGAACTGTCATATGTGGTGCCGTTGGAACCGCCAAGGGTGTAAACGACGTCGCCCGCCCGGGCGATAATGCTGTTGTTCAGCACCGCGACGTAATCCAGAGACACCCCAGGGGCGTAGGTAGACCAAGCGGTAACCTTTGGCCCCGGGAAGTAGGACAAGACATAGATCGTGTCCCCCAAGACAAGCCAGAACCGGCCCGTGACCGGCTCGACGATGCTTTGAGCCAAAGCGGTAGTCGCTTCCCCGACGGTGTTGATTTGAGACACCAAGACCGGGTCGATAGGGGAACCAATATCTGAGACGGCGGCAGCGTTGGAACTGTCTCGGGCCCTTAATGAGCGGAGACCGCTGTCAGCAAGATACAAGACATCACCGTTACCGAACTGAGACACAGAGCGAGACGCGAGTGTCCCGGTCTGTTGGAGAGTTTGATCTAACGAATTGTTTAGTGGATCGACATCCATCGTCCAGATGTCCACCACTCGGCGGCTGAAAACCGCCAATTTGTTGAAGTACACTTCAAGCCCGACGGCATCGACGCCCCGGGCGTCTTGCTGCGCGAGGTTGATAAACCCGGAACCCGTCCCAACAAGGTCGGTGCAGTCCCCGGTGGCGGTAAAGTTCAACGTCTTGTCTTCGACGTGATACATCTTGGTCTGGAACGTCTTGATGTACCGGCCTTTGGCCCCTGCCCCTGTGACGAGTGTTCCGTCATAGAAGTGATCTATAGTGCCATCGACCAACTCGAACGAGACATAGAGCAAACCGTCGTAGACGTCCCAATCAACCATCCGAGACAGGTTGGACCCGGTCGATGTCGTCAACTGGACGTATGTGGTGTTGGGCTCTGTGGTGAGAGGGTTCGCAATGGTGCCGAAGACATAGATCGTGTCGCCTAACGTACAAAGACCAAACGTCCCGGCAGGGAGCGTATAGTTTTCGTCAAAAGCCAGACGCTTTTCGACCTCACCGCCAGACGAGACGTGGGCGTTTTCAAACTGTGTGAGCGTTCCCGCCGGGGAGGTATCCGAGGCTTTTCGGACGTCAAGACCGGCGCGGAAGTCTTCGATCAGATAGAAAGCCACCCACTACCCCCTCGTCGGAATGTAATCAATCCCGGGGCGGAGCCGGGACGCACTGTTGTTCCCGCCGCCCATAACCCAAGGACGTCGTTTCTGGCCGCCTTGGTTACTCAGGAGTTTGGTTAGGTGTTTCCGGGCGAGTTCCGCCTTGAGACTTGCGTCTTCGGACTTCTGCCTCGCCAAAAGTTCGGCTGCCGCATGGAGGACGATCAGGTTGCTGTCCAACGTGCAAGTATCACTGTCGTCGATCAACTGAGACAGCGGAGACAGCCCCCGGAGACGCAGAGTTCCGTTGATGCTGGGGATCGGCCAGATTTCCATCTGGGTCGTATCCGGGCGGTTTCTCCACTTCTGGACCGGGTTCGACCGCTCGTCGAGAGCCGGGTCGTACAGGTTGAAGTCTTCCACCGTCAGACCGTAGTCCATTGGTGTGTACCGGCTGCCCTCGACCCACCAAACGGAGTTGACGTTAGAGAAGGGCATGTCGTCTGGGTAGTTGTAAAGATACTGCCCTGCGTAAGCCGTCGTGTCTCGGTCAACGAGCAAAAACGGCCAATCGTGTTCTTCGTAAAGAACCTCTTGGGTCCGACGAAGAACATACGCCATGTTCTCTTTGGTATTTACCCCGTGGGCGACGTTGACCGAATGACCAAGTTCGCTGCGGAGGTCCGAGATCAACTGGGTGAGTTGTACGCCGAGGGGCATAACCTATTACTCCGTGGTGTCTCCGAACGGCGTGTCTTTGTCTTCTGAGACAGGCTTATTCGGCGCGGCCTTCTTCTTGGCAGCGGGTTTCTTGAAGTTCCGGTCTTCGGTCTCCATCGGAGGCTTGGTGCCGGGGAACAGCGTTTCGACTGCCGGGACGGGATAGATAGTCGCAAGACGTTTCTTTTCCTCGCCGGGGTCGCGGTTCACTTCACCGACGACTTCAACATTGGTCACAGAACTTTCCCCATGAACCAAACGCAAGAGCGCGACTTCGGGGTAGGTTACTGGGTCGGTCTCGCCGCGAACCACGGTGTTCCGAATGTCTCCGCCAAGGGCGATTTCGCATGAGCAAAGGTGCATGTCGATCCTTCCTAAAAAGTGGCCCCCGGGGGGTCTGGGAGGAAGCCCCCCGGGGTTGGGTTGCCCCACACTGGGAGTGGGGAGGAGAGTTACGCGATCTCCAACACCATCGACGAGTTGCACTGACGCGCAACCATCTGGCCGGTGCAAGTGATCGAACGGTACATCACAAACTGGTTCGACGGGCGAGCCGGGGTGTGAGTGCGTTTCCATTCGCCTTCCATCGACATCAGGAAGATCGCCTTGGTGTCGAGCCACCAGCAGAACTTCGACTTGGACAGATCGTCCAAGGTCGGGTCATAGATGAACTTCTGACCCATGAAGTTGAGACCGGTGACAGCGAAGTCGTTTCCGCCAGAGGCGAAACCGCTGTCGCTGTAGTTACCGTTCGCCCGCATTTCCGTTTCCATCGCACCGAGGAAGTCCGAACCGCACAGAGCGAGGTTCGGGGAGCCGCCGTAGCGCGTAAGCTGACGGTGTTCCTCTTGGATAACCTGAAGCAGAGCGCCGCCACCAGCGGTCGAAGACGTGATCTGCGTCGTCGAGTTGGCAGTGGTGCGAGCGCGGTTGCGCCACCATTCGTTCCCGGCAGTAGCACGGTTGATACCGCCGACCGTACCGGTCGTCGGGTTTTCCGTGACCAGAGCGCGGATACCGGCCAGTGCTTTCGCATCGGAAGTACCATCGCCCCAAAGCAGGGTGTTCATGGTGGAAGCGTACTGTTCGCCGAGGTCTTCCAGCTTGTTTTCCAACAGGCCGACCAAGACGTGCATGTCGCGCTTGGAGTGCTGACGGGTGTTTTCACCGTTGGTGTCAACGACCGACAAACCGTCGATCTTGAGTTCGGTGTGGGTCAGGGCCATACCAATGTGCATTTCACGCCAAGCGTAGTTTGCACGGTCGATGTTGGCCGGGGTGTAGAACGACACGGTGTCGTCGTGGGTGTAACCCGTGACGCCATCGTTGGTTCCGCCCGCACCGTAGACGCCCTTGACGCCGACGGAAATGTCGCCTTTGCCGCCGGTAAAGGTTTTCTTGGCCTTTTCCATGCGGGCCAAAAGCGGCTTCTTCTGGATGGACTGATCGAAGGCTTTGCCTTTGTTCAGATAAAAATCGAGCGAGGCGTTAGCGATGCTCGTTACTTCTGCGGCGGTAAATGCCATTGTCTTGTGTCTCCGTTATTAAGAACCGGAGGACGATGCCAAGCCTTGCAATGCTGCTTCCATGAGGCTGTTTGGCTGCCCTTTGGCTCCGTGAGCGTTAGAAGACAGGGCCCCGTTTGGTGTGGGACGGGTTGGCCGACGCTGCGGTGAGACAGACTTGGTCAACTCGTTCACTTCCCGATAAGCCGCTTCGGCGTATTCAACAGCCTGTTCGACTGTCTGGGGCAAGCCCCGTTCTTGAATAATCGCTTGGGCGTACCGGCGAACGGCATCCTGTTTCTGCGAATAGTCCGGGTCTCGGTTACGGATATTCGCTTCCCAATCGGAGATAGTTTGCTGGACGTTCGAGGCGTGAGCGCGAAGCTGTTGCTCCTGTTGTTGAACCCGGTAGCGTTCGCTTTCCACCTGATAATGCTGGTCATAGGCCCGGCGTTGTGCCAACTCCCGGGCATGATCGGCAGTGATGTAACCTTGATTGACTTGCTGCTCAAGGTCAGGCGAAAGACGTTGGCCCACCATCATCTGAGCCTGTTCGACGTAGGGTTGGACCCCCGCCAGAAAAGCCTCATAGTCCCCGCGTCGGAGTGCGGCCCCAGCCCCTAAGAGCAAGGCGACGTCCTCTTGAGCG